CGAGAAGTCCCTCTCGCGTCGGGTCTTCTCCGATGTACTCAAGAATACTCTTTGCGTTTTTCTCTATACTTTTCATGTTCTACCTTATGTTTATGAGTTTGTGAAACTGAATGGAAAGAGTCCAGTCCGGATGCATCTTTGCGAACTCGACCGCTGGCAGAGCGTCGAACTTGCCGTCCTTTCCAGCCATTGGCTGTATGTAGCATTTAACTCCGTACCATCTGGCCTTCTCCCCGATCTCTATCAGGTAATCGTCGTCGAACAGACCGTAAAGGACTTTGAGTTCGTCCATGCTGTTCCAATGAAAGCTTCCCTTCAGCTTCGGAGAGACCGTTATCCAGTCCACCCAAGATGGCGGAAGAAGTATCCCGTTTGTCTCCATCGCTATGAACCTATCCTGAAAGAGAGGCTCGTCTTCGCGTAGCTGTATGGTTGGCTCTCCTCCCGTAAGGACAACGATTGCGTTGCCCTTGGCGTTCTCGTCGAGCTTCTTTACGGCATCCTCCAGTTCGTTTGCCGTCATCTCCGTGTATGGTTCGTGATTGGTGTCGCAAAACGGGCATTTCATGTTGCATCCGGCGAACCTTACGAAGATGGCTGGCTTCCCAGCGTTCCTTCCCTCTGCCTGTATGGAGTAGAAGATTTCATTCACCATGTATTTCATCATTCGTCCACCTCGTATGTCGCCACGTTTCCCTCTGACTCCTGAACCTCGACCTTCCAGCATGCGGGAATCTGGTCGCATATCCACTTGGCGATGTTTTCGGCGGTTGGGTTGAACCCGAGGACATCGTTGAGGCACTGGTGGTCAAGCTTGTCGTGGATGATTTTCTTGACATGCGTAAAGTCGACAACCATTCCCCAGTTTGACAGCTCTTTTGCCTTGCAGTGGATAGTGACAATCCAGTTGTGCCCGTGCATGTTCGAACACTTGCTCTCGTACGGAAGACGCAACTGATGCGATCCGGCGATTTCCAGTCTCTTTGTAATCGAGTACATTTCATTTCCTTTCTCTTATCTCTGGCTTCCGATGTTCTTCTCGTATCTGTTGAGATGGTCTTTTGCCGATATGGAGTACGCAACTGCGTATTTGGCGACGGATTCGCTCTCGTTAATGCCCCTGTTTGCGAATCTTCTCTGCATTTCCGGAAGCATCTCGTTCATTCGCTCCGCCTTTATGCTTGAGATGTTTCTCTGCTTGCTTTCGGAGCCGAACTTGTTGCTTCCGTACCTCACGAAACCCATCCAAGACGTCGAGTCCGAAGACGTGCAAAACTTGCACGACTTCAGCAAGTCCATTGTCGTGCAACCTAGAAGGTGTATGTCGATGTTTGGCTTTTTGTTCTTGATGTAGTTCGCAAATCGTATCGTCGCGTTCTGGTACTCTTTGCCGAGACCGAATCTTATTCGCAGCTCAGGTACGGAAATTGCTATGTATTCGGAGTATTCTATGAGCCTGTCCAGCCCCCGCGCTCCATCCTCAAGATGGAAGACGTTTATTATCCTGTTGTTCCTGAGGATGCCCTTCATCCTTTCCCTCAGACGCCATGCGGCATCCACGCCGAGTATCTTCTGGCAGTCCGTCTCGACGCAAGTGGCTTTTATGTTCTGTGATATGACGAATTCGCACAGCTTCTCCATCCATATCGTCATGAATTTCTCGTCGCGCTTCCCCTTTTGAGACCCAAACATAAGGGTAAACAGACCAGAGTCCATTATCATGTGTCTCGTGTCGCCTATCTGAGACTTCAGTATGTCTATCGTCTGCTTCCCAAGCTCTCCTTTGTACTTGTGCATCTGGTATGCCGGGATCTCAAAGTGATGGGAGATGAAAGGAAACACGCTGAAAAGACCGTACTTGACCCCTGCGTCAAGCGCGCTCTCAAAGACAAAGTTCCTCTCGCATCCCGCGAAGTGTACTTTTATGTTAGTCCCGAACATATATTCCACCACCAAGACCGTCTTCAGTGACTTCACACATGTAGGCTCCGAACTTCACAGCAACGACTTCTGCAATCATCTCGCAAGACATGTTCCCGAAATCAAGCACGCCAGTGCTTCCACATTTGTATTTTTCGTTAAGAAACTCTTCTATCCTGTCCTGCATATCGAATATCTCTATCTGCCTATCGCCATGCGTGACGTCAAACAGGCACGCCACGACAAATCTGTGCCTGTGCTGAGACGATAGGTACTTGTGATTTCTGCTTTGGTTCTCCGCCCCAGACCACTTGTGGAGTCCGTCAATAAAATTGACCGTTTTAACCTTTGTCATAAGAAAAACTCCTCCCCGCAGTGTGGGCAAGTGATGCTTCTTTTGGACTGGTTTTCCGACCGCTCGCCTTCTTCTTGATATTCTGATTGCCCCTGTTGGTTTTGTTCCTCTTTGCCGTTCTCCTCTTCAGGCTTCTCCTCAAAGAGTGACTGGATTGACTCTTTTTGGAATTCAAGAAACCCAAAGTCATCCATCTTTATATCGCTACCTATATCGGAAAGTTCCTTGTCGAGCTTTTCCATGTCCCACATGGCTAGCTCGGAGACTTTGTTGTCCGCAAGTCGGAACGCCTTTATTTGCGCTTCGGTGAGGTCGTTCGCGAAGACGCACGGAACCCTGTCCATCCCGAGCCGTTTAGCCGCCTTCACCCTCGTATGACCGCAGACGATCTCGTATCCGGAAGTCACAACGATTGGAACCTTGAATCCAAACTGCTCGATTGAATTCATCACAGAAGGAACTGCATTGTCGTTCAGACGCGCGTTGTTCTCATATGGATTGAGCTTTGATATCTCAACCATTTCGATTCTGTCTACTATGCTGATTCCGTTATTGCTGTTCATCTTTTGTCTCCTCTACTGGGCTAGGATTGTTAACTATCTCAGCATCTATTACTTCCTTGGCATTTGCGTCGGTCTTGTTCGCTATCTCTATCTTTCCGATGTTGATGATCGGGACATCGTTGCGGTCTGTGATCTCCTTGATGCCGTATCCCCTGTTCTTTCCGAGCCTATCAAGCATGAACTCTATTGCGTTTTGGTTTCCGTCTACCACGTTTTTCAGGAGCTTTGACTCAGCCACGTCCAGCATAGACTCTCGCACGTTCTTGTACGATTCGTCCATGTTGTTCCTCAGGTAGTTGTACAGTGTGTGCCTGTCGACTCCAAGCTCGTTGGCTATTATGTATAGCGGTTTAAACGCCTTTAATCCCCTTAGGATTTGGGCTTCGTCCTTGCGCCCCAATCTCCTGTACGAACGCTTGCAAGCGATTGTAGGGGCATTGGCGGGCGTTTCAACGCATATCGTAGGCACTTGTGTCTGTTGCGCCGCGTTTTCTTGTTGCTGTAGCATACGAATCTGCCCTCCAGACTCGCCTTTTACATCGGCAACACCTTGTTAAGAAGCCCGAAGGAAAGTAGCATTGATTGAGAAAGACCGTCAAGAAGAGCCACGGTTCCGGACATTAGGTTCTCGTTTTCCTTCTTGAACATCTCTACGTTCTTCGTAAGTAGCTCGATGCCCAAGAGAAGGGACAAGACGAGGGCTTGGTTGGAATCAGCGATTCCCTCCGAAGCCGTGTTCCTTACCTCCGCGACTTTCTTGGACGCATCCGCCATGAGGTAGTCGGTTCCCGGCGGCTCGCTTTTGATTTCCCCGAGGTAGTACACTTCCTTGATGGCGTCGATGGTTTTATCAAGACCATCCTTTACTCTGTCAGCCAATAGGTGGTTAGAGTAGAACGAGCTTCCATACGATCTGTAATGGAGGTCGTCCGCAAGTGCCTGTACGCACATGATACCAACGATTATTTCTTCCATGAGCATTGGATGGTCTCCTTTTTTGCTTGACGGTTGAATGATACCATTTTTCATTTGGATAATCAATACTATTTATCCCTATCCTTATCCTTGTCCTCTTCCTTAAGCCTTTGCGAAGGCTTGGCTAAGTGTTGGGCAACCATTGGTAAATTACACAAACAAGAGCGAAGTGATTACCTCGAAGCGTAGTACGGACAGATGTGCTTTGCATACGAAGCCATGAGAAGTGCCTCAGCCATTCCGTCGTCCAACTTGGAACACTTCGGCGTTCGCTTCAGGTTAACGTTGGGGAAGAGTCGTCTCGCCACCTCGATTGACGTGTTCTTGTCGCTCGTGCAAGAGAAGTGCTTCTTCCATTTCTGCGGTCTTACCAGTTCGTATGGAACTCGGAAAGAGGAGAGGACTCCAAGTATCCACCCGAAGTTCTGACCAAACGCAAACGTCGAACTTACTCCCTGTTTTGGCATGGCTCCGACATGCTCGACAACGGCGAACACATCTCCCTCGTCGAGGGCTATGCGTATAGTTTCCATGTACTCCGTCTCGTCGAATGGGATGGAGAACGTGCCAAGTATACTGCTTATAACGGCTATAGCCCCGGACTTGCCGGGGTCTATGCCGATAAAAGAAGTAACGTAGTTTGACTGACTGTTCATTTTCGTTGCCTCTCTTTCCTGCCGTGTTCTCAGAACGGGATGTCCTCGCTCGATTCCTCGATTTCCTCTTCGTGATTTGGAACTGCCTCGTCGTTTCTCGGAGCCGCCTCTATCAAGGTGATTCCGCCCTCCTTGGCGACGTTGAGATTGACGATGCAGTAATATCCTTTCTGACCGTATCCTGACTTACCGTACACGAAATAACGAACTCTTACCTTGTCCCCTTCCCTGATGCCGTCGATCATGTTCATGATCTTGCTTGTGCATTTGAACTTCAGCACGTTCGGGAACTTTGGCTTGTTCGGGTCTTCGTTGTCCTTGTAGTCTCTTACTGTGAACTCCCTTCCGTACGTCGTCTTGTCGAAGATTTTTTCGACCCATCCGGTAAACTCACTTGATTGAATCATCTTTCTACCTCTTTCTTTCTTTGGTTTTAGTTTACGTTGACTGACGAGGGGCTTGCTATCGCGAGCCTCCGTTCTCTGATTTTCCTGTTGTGGAAACGAAGGAGGCACAGCCTAGTCCGTTTCGACAGATGTGATGCGTTCAGTATGTTCTTCGCCCAGTCCGGCAGTGGTCTGTCGTTTTCGGGGTCGAGCCTTACGTGTTGGGTCAGCCTTTCCGTCTGTAGCTCTTCCATGTTCAGCCGAAACTTGTAGTTGCTCTTTCTTCGCATTTCCTTCA